CGGGAATCGGCCGCCGCGCTGCTTGAGAGGCTCGTCGGGCCGGCGGCGCTGGTGGAAGAGGAGAGCCTATGAGCGCGAGGTTGTACGAGGAAGTTCGCCGGGCCATCCATGACCGGGCACTGATCGTGGCCTTCCAGGCGGCCGAATTCGCGCGCGGATATCATGCCGGGCGCGCCACGGCCGTTTATATCGGGGAGCCGCTGGATGCGATCTTCGAAATCCAGGCCCCATACCCGGCCGTCGCCATCCGTTCCAGCAGCCACGATCTGACATTTCTGAGAACGAAATGGCATCTCAAGACGTCGATCCTCGGCTACGGCAACCGCGACTGGGACGCCGTCGTGTTGAGCCGGGAGCAGGTGACGTACCTGCTCGGCCGGATGAAGAGGGACGGGAGGTTTCATCTCGCGGACGCGCCCCAGTGGTTCCGTGACCGCTGGGGCAGGCTGGATGGAGATGCGGAGGGAGCAGATGTGGCGTGATAGGAACGACCTTGGCCTGAACCCGGTCCTTGTCGCGGCCTGGCTGCTGATCGCGTTGTTCGGCGTGGCGGTCTGGGGGCTGATCGGATGGGGATTCTGGACGCTGATTCGCTGGATGACGGGCCATGCCTGAGCATCGCTGGTACAGAGCCATCTACGGCGTCTGCAGGCAGGAAGGGATCGACAACGATCTCCTGCATTTGATTGTCGAGCAGCGGTTCGGAAAGACGAGCCTGAAGCTGCTGACCGAGCGTGAATGCAGGGAGCTGCTGGATGGCCTGCGTGAGCGGCGGGACGGGCGCGGCGTCTCCGGCCTGAAGGGCACGGCCCGGGGGCGCGCCACGGCCATGGAGGGACGGCGCGACGAGCGCGGCCAGGTGGAGCATCTGGTCAATGCCAGGGAACTGGCGCTGCTGCGGGAGGCCGCGGCTCTGCGCGGATGGAGCCAGGAAACGCTCGACGCATTCTGCCGGCGGCAGAATGGCGGCCGCGCGCTGAGAACCATTGGAGACCTGAACCGGGTGTTGTGGGCGCTGAAGGCTATGAACCGGAGGGATGGATTGTATGGGAAAAAAGCCCAGGCGCGGCCGGCGGCCATTTAAGAGGCCCAAGGGCATGGAGAGATTGTTTCTGCTGGCGAAACGAGGCGCGCTCAGGGTGCTGATCCATTTCACGCCCTGGCGCTGGATCATCGAGGCGGCAGGATGGCGGAAGCGCTGGGCGGCATGGATCTACAGCGAGCATTGGGCGGCCGGCGAGAGATTGGAAGGCAGGCTGTGATGCATCAACGGCACGAGCAGCTGCGGCTGCACTTCGTGAAGATCGAGGAGACGCTCGACGTGTGGATGGCCGCGCGGATCGCGAAGGTGAGCGTGGGCACGATCAGGCGCTGGTGCGAGGAGGGGCGGATCGAGGCCTACAAACTGGTGGGGCGGTGGCGGATTCCAAGGGCGGCATTTCTCGACTTCCTGCAGGCTTCCGGGGCGCGGCTGGTGGAATAATTCCGCCTGAATCATCCGAAATTCAGCAGCGTTTTCATAACACCTGAAGGACACTCGTTACAGGTTCACGGCCTCCGGGTGAACTGTCGGGGGAAGGAGCGCAAGCGGCGGCGCTCCTCCCCGATTTTTCCAGGCCATGGACCGGAGAGGTGCGAGTGGCCAAGACGGCTGAAGAACTCCGGGAGCACATTGAGGAATATCTGAACCTCCGCATCCGCTCCAAGGCGGAGGAGGAACGGACGCGGCGCGAGGAGACGCTGCTGGCGGCGCTGACGACGGCGAGCGACCTGCTGGTACGGCAGGAAAAGGCGAAGCGCGAATCCCGCACGGAGCTCATCATCGGCCCGCAGGTGGCAAGCGTTCTGCGGGCATTCACCGGCGCCAACAGGGCGCACAGCATGCTGGGCGACGACGAGGAGGAGGGGGAGGCCTGATGCATGCCGGACCTGAAAACCTTCGAGCAGCTGGCGGCCGGGCATGGGGTCGGGATGGCCGTGCTCATCATGGCGTGCATTGTCATGGGTGCCGTCGTGATATCGCTCTGGCGCGAGAACAAGGCGCTGTACGGGCGGATCGAAGAACTGTTGAAGGAGCGGGTGGCGGTGCTCGAGCAGCTGCTCGAGGGAGGCTTCAATGATCGCCCGCGCCCTGCTCGCCGCGGCTGACGCCTGGCTTTGGGCGCGGTGCGCCCGGCTCCGGCGCAGAATCCTGAGGGAGCAACTGGACGCTGAGATTCGCTGGTTGAGGGCGGTGCGTGCCTGATGGCGTACGACACGAAGGCGCAGGATTTCGTGTTCAGCTTTTATCTTCGCGGCTGGTCCAAGGAGCGGGCGCTGCCGGAGATCCGCAAGGTGTATCCCGGCTTCTCGGCCTCGACGTGGGACGAGTGGGAGAGGAAATTCGACTGGAAGACGCGCCGGGCGCTGGCCGATCTGAAGCGGCGGGAATTCGAAGAGCTGTGCCGCGACACCGCGCGCGCCCTGATGCTCGAACTGAACGCCATCCGGGAACGGCTGTTCCAGGAGATCAAGGAGAACGCCGCCGACACGCAGAAGGTCTATGCCTTCACCTCGGTGACCAAGCAGATCGCCGACTTGGCCCGGCAGCACCTGGCGCAGCAGGACCCGCAGCGGATCTCGATGGAAGTGCTGTCGCGGGCGATCGAGAAGTTCCTCGCCGGGTTGCGCTCGATCAGGGGCTTGGAGAAGCCTCTCGAGGATCATGCGGCCCAGGTGGGCAAGCTCGTGCAGGAGATCGGCGCCGAGTTCGGGCAGGAGGCTGCCGGATGAGCGCGCGGCGCAAGCGTGTGCTATCGACCGAAGAGTTGGGGGCTCGGGCCGAGCGGCTGCTGCGGGGGGCGCGGCCGGAGGACCGTATGACTCGGGATGAGCGCCGGGCCCGTGGCCGCGGCGATTTCCCCTGGTTCTGCCGTCATTATCTGCGCGAGTACTTCCATTCCGAACCCGCGCCCTTCCACAGGGAGCTGGCCGAACTGATCGAGACGCGCGAAAGAGTGGTTTGCGCGGCGCCGCGTGAGCATGCCAAGTCCACGGTGGTCAGCTTCGCCAAGGCCCTGCATTCGATCTGTTACGGCCTGGCGCGGTTCATCGTGCTGATCCGGGAGAGCGAAGACGTCGCCAAGCAGGCCGTGGATGACCTGCGGCAGGAACTGGAGCAGAACGAGCGCATCCTGGAGGACTTCGGCGATCTGATCGGCAGGCGGAAATGGACCGAGGCCGAATTCATCACCGCGAACGACGTGAAGGTGCTGGGGCGGGGCCGCGGATCGCCGGTGCGCGGGCTGCGCTTCAAGCAGTGGCGGCCGGACCTGGTGATCGTCGATGACATCGAGGACGACGAGCTGGTCGATTCTCGCGCGCAGCGCGACAAGCTCGAGCGCTGGCTGCGCCGGGCTGTGCTGGGCATGATCGGACCGGGCGGCCGGTTCTTCATGATCGGCACCGTGCTGCACCATGATTCCGTGCTCGTAAGATTCCTCAAACAAACCGACGTTTTCACGACGCGCATCTGGAGGGCGATTGGCGAGGATGGCCGCCCGCTGTGGCCTGCGCGGTGGCCGCTGCGGCGGCTGGAGGCGAAGCGGGCGGAGATCGGCGCCAGGCACTTCGCGACCGAATTCCTCAATGATCCGGCGAACGAGGAAGAGCAGATTTTCTCGCCGAACGCCTGGAAATTCTTCACGGACGATGACCTGCGCGGCGTCAAGCTCAACCTGGTGGCCGCCATCGACGTGGCGATCGGGCTCAAGCAGAAGAACGACGATACGGCTCTGGCGGTCATCGGCGAGCACAATGGCAACTATTACGTCGTGCGCATGGCGATCCGGAAGCTGAAGGTGCAGCAGCAGGTCGAACTCGTGCTGTCGACCTGCCGCGAGTGGCCCGGCATCACGCGGTTCGGCATTGAGACCGTCGCCTATCAGGATGCTTTGCGGCAGCTCGTGGTGGATGCCGCCCGGCGAGCCAATCTCCAGGTGCCGTGCGTGCCTGTGGAGGATATCTCGACGGACAAGATCCGGCGCATTTCCCGGCTCGCGCCGCTGGTCGAGCAGGGCCGGCTGCTATTTCCATCGGCTGCCAGCTCGTACTGGTCGCCGGATGTGCAGAAGTGCCTGGATGAATTCGAGGCGCTGGGCGTCTCAGCGCAGGCCCATGACGACGGGCCCGATGCTGTCGAACGCGCCGTCGCGCTTTTGCGCGGAACGGGCTCCGGGCGAATCCGGGCGAGGCTGTTATGACGGACAGGCGCATCCAGGCATACGTCTTTGATTCAGCGAGCGGCGCCGTCGCCCGGATCAATTCGCCCGTGCTGGCAGGAGCCGTCTCGGAGCTGGCCGCTCATCATGAAGTGGTCAAAGCCATCACGGATCCGTCTTCCAGAGGCAGCCGCCGGCTGCGGCAGAAGTACGGCGTACAGGTAGGAGGCGTCAGCTGCGCCTCCCGGCCGTTCGACATGGCGCTGTTCGCCTATGCGATGACACTCAACACCTATCACGCGCGCGCGGTGCGCGCGAAAGTGAAAGACATCACCGGCCGCCCCTGGGTGATTGCTGGCGAAAGCAGCCCGGCGGCGAAGACGATCATCGAGCGCTTCTTCCGGGAGGCCTTCGGCCGCCGGAGCTTCGCCCAGGGCATGGGCTGTGTCTGGACCGATTACGAGGGCCTCGGCAACGGCTACATGGAGGTCGTCACGGATCCGCGCGGCGAGCCGGCGGCCCTGGAGCACCTGCCGGCGACGGAGATGTGGGTACGGCTGGACGGGCTCGGATACGTCCAGCAGCGCGGCGGAGAAACGGCCCACTTCCGGGTCTGGGGCCTGGACGACGAAGCCTACTCGGAGCTGCCAGCGGAGGATCCGCTGGCAGCGGGCAAGCCGGCTACGCATGTGATTCACTTCCTGCGCTATTCGCCATGGTCGCAGTTCTACGGCCTGCCGGCGATCCTGCCCGCCTGGTCGGCCGTGTGCCTGTCGGTGCTCGTGAATGAGTACAACCTGACTTTCTTCCAGAACAACGCCATCCCGGATTACGCCGTGATCCTGGAAGGCGAGGTCGAGGAGGAGGCCGCCGACGTCATCCGGACGTATTTCCGGCACCACCTGAAGGGCCAGGCGCACAAGACGCTTGTGCTCGAGTCTCCCTCCGGCTCGAAGATCCGGTTCGAGAAGCTCACCGACTCGAGCGCGCGCGAGGGGAGCTTCCGGTTGCTGCGCACGGATTGCCGGGACGAGATCCTTCACGCCCACGGCGTACCTCCGCAGAAGGTCGGCATCGTCGAGACGGGCAAATTGGGCGGGAACCTGTCGAGCGAACAGATCCGCGAGTATCAGCTCTCCATCGTCGTGCCCAGCCAGGAGGAGATTGCGTCGCAGATGACGGATCTGATCCGCCGAGGATTCGGGTTGGATGGCCTGAGGTTCGAGTTCCTGCCCGCTGATATCGAAGACCGCAAGCTCGATGCCGAAATCGACCAGATCTACCTTCAGAACCGCGTCCTCGTGCCGAACGAGGTTCGCGCAAAGCGGTTCCCTGACGCCGCCCCGCTGCCGGGCGGGGATGAGCCTGTCGGCGCGCCATCCATGGCCGATCTGGCAGGACTCGATCAAACAATGGGAGATCTGCAGCGCCAGATCAGGGAGGCGGTCAGGTCATGAGCTGCGCCTGCATGATCTTCTCCGCGACGGCCCGCGCGCTCCGGCGGCTGAAGCCGCCGCGGCGCTTTGACCGGATCCGTGCTTCGCGCAAGCTCTATCGCATGACCAGCGAATGGTGGCGAGAGGGAATCGACGCTCTTTTCAGATATCTGGATGATAGCGGATGGGACGGAATCCAGGAGTTCGTGCGGCGGCGGTTGCCGGTGGCCGCGCTGCGCAAGGCGCTGACCGACGAGGAGCGGCGGTTCCTGGCGGAGCTGCTGGCCGGCTTCCGGTTCTATGACGACGCCGAGCGGCGGGCGGCGGCGATCGTGGAGGCGACGCGGTTCGATACTTTCAACGAGGCCGCCCGGTTCGCGCTGCGCCAGCTGGGCGTCGCCAGCCCGGATTTCCAACTGCGGAACGAGCGGATCAAGGACTTCCTGCTGGAGAGAAAGCAGGCCGATGTGCACGCGGCCCGCAACAACCTGGACAGCATCCTGTCGACGATTCTCGACAACTTTTATGATCTCGGCCGGAATCCCTATGATGCGGACTTCATCGGCCGTCTGAAGAAAGAGCTCGGCGGAGCAGCAGACTGGCAGGCACGCAGGTTTGCGCTGACCGAGACCGGCATTGCCAGCGAGCTGGCCCAGGCGGAGGTGTACCGGCGCAATGGCGTGACCCGGAAGCGATGGAACATCCTCGGCGTCAACACGCGTGACACGCATGCCGCTCTTGACGGCGTTGAGATAGGCATCGACGAGCAGTTCATGGTGGGCGGCCATCCCGCCGATCACCCTCTCGACCCGAGGCTTCCAGCCGGGGAGCTCGTCAATTGCCATTGCTGGCTGACGCCGGTCGTCTCCGATGATTTCGAGCTCGATCCGACCCGGATCTGGGAGGGGGACTGAGATGCGCCGTATTTGGCCCAGGACGCGTTCTGGCGGTCAGGGGGCACCCTTGGCATACCCCTGCCCGTTTGGGACGAATTGGGACGAATTGGGACAGGGTAGCGGGCCTGTCTGGGAGGCGATGCGATGAGGAAGCTGACAATCCGGGTGCAGGCGGCCCGGCAGGACCAGGAACTCGGCATCATCTGGGGCTATGCTTCCGTGGCTGACATCCTGGACGAGCAGGGCGACCTGATCCCCCAGGACGAGCTGATCCGGGCCGTGTATGAATTCATGGAGAACTACTACCGCGGCGAGACGACGATCCGGGTCAATCATGCACAGCCCGCGCGGGCCGTGCTGGTGGAGTCGACCTTCCATCTGCTGGGTACGAACGCCGCCTGGTTCGTCGGGGTCAAGCTGCTCGATGAGGACCTGCGCGAGGCGGCCCGGCGCGGCGAGATCAGCGGATTTTCGATTGGAGGATGGGCGCAGGACGATGGGACGCCTGAAGAACCTCGTGCTTGAAGAGTTTTCGATCGTGCGGGGCAGCGACGTCAAGCCGGCCAACCCCGAGGCGATCGCGTTGAAGTACAAATCCATGCCCGCCGAAGGCGGGCGCAAGGAGAAGGAGAGCCAGATGGACATGACCCAGACGCCGGCGGCGGAACCGCAACACAAGTCGCTGGCAGCGCAGATCGCGGATGCGGTGCGGACGGTGATTGGCAAGGCCAGCACCACGCGCACGTCCGAAACCGTCTACAACTCGACCACCAGGACTGTGGATACGATCATCGACGATGGCCAGCAGGCCGCTCCCGATGCCGGATCCACCGTTGTTGTCATCAGCGATGCGGTGCCGAACGGCCAGCCGGAGCCCAAGCCTGAGCCGGCGCCGGCGGCAAAGGCTCAGCCGCAGCCGCAGCCGGATCCGGTCGATCTGGTGAAGGAAATTGGCGCCGCTCTCGATCCTCTCATTGCCGCGGTGAGCCAGCTCGACGGCCGCATGGCGGCTGTGGAGAAGCGCACGGCGGTCTCCCAGAAGGTAAAATCCATGCCCAACTTCGTTTCCGTCGAACCCAATTCGGGCGAGAAGTTCCCCGAGTTTGCGAAATTCCTCGCGCAGGTTTCCGGCCTGACGCCCGGCCAGAAGCTGACCAAGGCCACGCTGACGACGTCTGGCTGGTCCTATGGCCTCAGCCTCCAGGAGGCGGACCGCTTCCTCGATTACATCGTCGACGAATCGGTTCTGCTGAAACAGATCCGCACCGTGCGCATGACCGCGGCCAAACACCGGATTGACAAGATCGGCCTGGGCGACCGGGTGCTGCGCAAGGGCCAGCCTGGCGTGGATCCCGGCGACACTGTCAGCGTGCCGGCTCCGACCGCCATCGAGCTGGTGGCCTCGGAGGTCGTTGGCATTGTTTCGGTCAGCGATGATCTCATCGAGGACAACATCGAGGGCGAGGCCTTCGTCCAGCATCTGCTCGGCATGATCGGCCGCGCGGCGGCCAATGAGATCGAGCAGGCCGCCATCCATGGCGACACGGCCACGGCCGATCCCACTGGCATTCTGGACCGCTGGGACGGCTTCTATAAGCTGGCGAAGACGGGCGGCGCCCATGTTATCGAGGCGATGGCGGACACGGACCGCTACTGGCCCGGAGCCAACGGCGGAAAGGCCACGCGGCTCCTGAAGACCCTGCCGACCAAATACCGCCAGGACTACCGCACGCTGGCGGTGCTGCTGCACAACGACCTGTACCTGGATTACATGGACGAGCTGGCCAGCAAGGGCTACAGTGAAGCCTGGCAGGCCATCACCGGCATGCAGGACGTGCCTATCCGCTCCATCCGCAACATCAGGGTGCCGCTGCTGAAGACCGACATGGCGTTCACCTACAACAGCCAGAACTACACGGATGGCACGTTCGTGATGGTGACCGACCTGCGCAACCTGATCGTGGGCATCCAGCGCGAGATCCGCATCGAGCCTCAGCGGTGGGCCCGCAAGCGCTGCACCGACTGGGTGATCTCGATGCGCGCCGACGTCAAGATCGAGAACGCCGACGCGATCGCGATCTATGACCACGCCAAGGTGAGGTGAACTCTGGGGGCCGGCGCCCCGCCGGCCCCGCCCCAAGGAGAAGCAGATGGCTGACAAGAAGCAGAACGCGAAACTGTGGGCTGTATTCCAGCGGACGACCGGCTCGCTCACGCTCGGCTCCGTGCGGCTGGCGCCGTTCCAAGCGGTGGCGGTCGATCCGGCCACGGCCGCGCTCGCCTGCCCGGAGACGACTCCCGTGCGGTTCTTCGATTCCGACAAGGACGCCCTGGCCGAGGCCGAGAGGATCCGCGCCGAGGCGGCCAAGGGCTGAGAGGGTTGAATGGCGCTGCTGACCAGTCTGAGCCCGACGCTGGCGCGCCCCGGCGAATGGCTCACCCTGTCAGGATCGGGCTTCTTGCCCGGCGTCCGGGTGGACTATCGCGCGCCGAATGTTTCGGCCAGTGATACAAACCCGCAGCTGGTCAGCAGCGCTGAACTGCGGTCGACCGTGCCGGACCTGTTCCAGGGCATGTCCGGGCAGGTGATGGTGTCGGTGCTCAATCCCGGTGAAGATCCATCCAATGAGATCGCCCTCGATATTGCAGCCAGCCCAGATATTGCCCAGGCATTCCCGCTCGTCTCACTGGGACAGCTCAAGGCTGCGCTGGGCCTGCGGCCGGATGACGGGAGCCAGGACGACCGGTTCCGGCAGTTGATCCTGCTCGCCAGCGCCGCCATCGCCGGCTACTGCGAGCGCGAGTTCCGGGTGCTGGAATACACCGAATCCTATGACGGCGATGGGACGAGCATTCTCCGCTTGCGCCATACCCCGATCATCGAGGTCCTCTCGCTGTCGATCTTCGGGCAACAGGTGCCGGTGAGCGAAGTCAAGGTCAAGCCCGAGTTTCTTCAGTTCGAGGACGGTGGATCCTACGAGGCGCGCATCAGGGCCTTGGCGCGGTATTTTCCCGCTGGCGTGCAGAACATCACGGTCTCCTACCGGGCCGGATACGAACAGGTGCCGGCGGAGATTGCGCAGGCCTGCATCCTGCAGGTTTCCTACCTCATGAACACGCTCGCCAAACAGGGCGTGGCCAACGAAGGGAATTCGACGGCCGGCGTCCAGACGGCCTATCAACAGGGTCTGCTCACCCCGGCTGCCCGGGCTCTGGCCAACCGGTACAGAAGGCCGAAGGTGCTGGCGCTATGAGGATTGACTTCGCCTGGAAGGATCCCAACCGCCTGCTCCGGCAGGTGCATGAGGAGCTGCGCAGGCGTGGCGAGGGGATTCGGGCCGTGCCCGAATCGGCGGTGCGCGCCGGGGCCTTCGAACTGCTGGCGCAGATCAAGCAGGCCTTGCCGAAGAAGACCTCGACGCTGGCGCGGAGCGCGACGGTGCGCTTCGAGAGGCCGGAGGCTGGCGCATTTCTGGCGCGCATCGGAACCCATCTGCCCTATGGCGCCTACATCGAATATGGCACCGGGATCTTCGGCCCGCGGCAAAGGCCGATCGTCCCGGTCCGGGCCAAAGCACTGCGCTGGTTTGCCCCAGTGCAGATCGGCGTGACGGGCGATGGCAGGGCCGTCTACCGGAGCGCGAACACGCGATCGGGCCAGACCACCGCGGCGCGCAAGGCGGATGTCGCGGCAGTCTTCCGCAAGAGCGTGAAGGGCATGAAGCCGCGGCCCGTCTGGCGCGAGCAGACGGCGAAGTTCCTCCCGCGGTACGTCTATCTGATCCAGCGCGAATTGCGCAGGGAGGCAGGCGGGCGATGAGCGATATCTACATCGCGGCCGAGCAGGCGGTGCTCGACATGCTCCGCCAGGCGGCTGGCCTCTCCATGGTCAAAACTTTCGAGGCCGACATCCGGGAGGCGCTCTTCAGCGGGGAGTCGCCAGCGCGCGGCTTCAATGCAGGCGAGCTCCCGGCCATCAATGTGAGCGCGGTGGCCGAACCTTGCGAAAGCGAGCCGTTCACGGCTGGAGAGATCCGCTACCAGGTGCCGGTGACGGTGCTGATCGTCACCAGGCATCAGGACAAGGGCGCCGCACGATCGGCTGCGCGTGCGATCCAGTGGGAGGTCGAGAAGCTGGTTCATGGAGCACGTCGGTCGGCCAATGCTCTGGGGCCGGACTCCATCGTGACTGGACCGGTGCGCAGCTCTCTCGCCGTCATCCAGGACCGGCCGGCTCATTTCGGGCTGGCGCAGGTGGATTTCATCGTGACGAAGGTGGTGCCGCTGTGAAGGCCAGATGCAGAGCGCCTGTGCAGATCTATGAGCAGGGCGTCGAGGGAGTTTACGAGCCGGGCCAGATCGTCGGAGATGACCGCGCGGCCCGCCTCGTCGAGCAATATCCACGCTGGTTTGAGGCCGTGCGCGAAGAGCGGCCGGCCCGCAAGAAGGAGGGTAAGGACTGATGCCGAAATCCATCATCGGCGCATGGCGCGGCTTCTCGCTCGCCAAGCAGGCCGACATCCAGACGCCGGCGGCCGTCGATACGCTGCTCTATTTCGAGGGCGAGCCGATGGAGCCGGAGATCGACACGTTCTACGTCAATGACAGCGAGATCACCGGCGAACTGCTGCCCACGGTGGCGCGGGCGCTGAACAAGAAATTCACGGGCAAGCACAAGACCAAGGCATTCCCCCATATCGTCGGACTGTTCGCCAGCCAGGCGATGGGGCGGGACACGGTCACGCAGGTGGCGTCGTCGTCCGCCTATCAGCACAAGATCGAGATCGACAAGGACGTCGTAGAGCTCCCGTTCCGGACCATGATCGAAAACGACGGCTACCAGCAGCGGCGCTTCACGGGCGTCGCCTGCACCGGATTCACCTTGTCCGGCGAGCGCGGCGGTTTCGTCGAGTTCGAGGCCGATCTGCTCGGCTCCGGCGCGGAATCCGCCGACGCGACCGCCAGGCCGGCGCGCATCAATGAGAGTTATCTCACCTATCAGGATGTCAAGCTGACGCGCGGCGGGACATTCAACGGTAGTGAAGTGACCGGCGGCGACGACCTGAGCGCGCCGCTGAAGAGCTTCAAGGTGGAGTTCAAGAACAACGGCAAGGGCGTCCATCTGTTCGGAGACGCGAGCGGGAATATGGGCTCGATCCGCCGCGGGCAGAAATACGAGGTATCCCTCGAGCTGGACTTCGAGCTCGAGGACGCCTCCCACCGCACAGCGCTGTTGGCCGGGACCGAGTATGTCGTCTCGCTCCCGATGGTCGGCGCCGTGGCGGACGGCACGGCGCGCTATACGGTCGAGCTGATCTTCCCCCG